CGGGTAGCCTCGAAGTGCCCTACGCCAGTGCCTGGGCTGACCCAAACCACCTCATCACGGTTGGCACACCTGACCTGCTACCAGAGTCAGTAACCCGTGATGTTGCTATGAACGTTGCCGCTCTAGCGCGCGCCCGCCGCATTATCGTCAGCAGCATAGCCAGATGCCCCCTGGTAGTGCACGATGACGACGGTCCCCTACCCGACCAACCGGCTTGGGTGTCCGGCACCAGTGGCCCCATTTCCCCCTATCACCGTATGCTGTGGACTGTCGATGATCTACTCTTTTACGGGTGGTCGCTGTGGGCAGTAAAGCGAAACCCGGCCGGTGCCGTTGTCGCCGCCGATCACGTGCTCTACGACCACTGGGGATTTACACCCAGCGGTGAGGTGTTTTTCGAGGGCGAAGAGATAGCACCCGAGGACGTTATTCTTATCCCCGGCTCTGACCAAGGAATCTTGCGCTATCCTGCCGCTATTAGGCATGCCGTGCAAGTCGCTGACGCCGCCGCGAAAGCCGCCGCTCACCCTGTTGCTCACACTGAACTGCACCAGATCAACGGTGAACCACTCACTGACCCCGAGAAAATCGACAAACTGATCGACGCTTGGAACCGAGGCCGGCAACGTAAAAACGGCCCCGTTGGCTTCACAAACAGCTCTATTCAGGCAATTGACCACGGCTCTTACGAATCCCATTTGCTGGTGGAAGGCCGGAATGCCGCCGCAATTGACATCGCCCGAGTCTGTGGCATACCAGCTATCCTATTAGATGCTTCCCTAGCCGATTCCAGTATCCGTTACTCCAATATGGATGCGCGCAATGTTGAGCTAGTCGACTACTGCCTTGCATCATTTATGGCGCCTATAGCCGCCCGTCTAGGCATGGATGATGTTGTTTCCCCCGGCCAGAGTGTGGAGTTTG